CAAGGAGTTACCCAAGAAAGATCGGATAACAGATCTAGGCTCCCAAGTTGTAATAAATTGAGAACGAGCGTATATATCATCCACCCCTTCCAAAAGATTTAAGTCTTCCAAAATGAGCTTCCTCTGATAAATATACTGCCCCATCCATATGTCAATGTCGTCATGTTTATAAGCACGGTTCAATAAGTGGTGGTAACGAAAACCACCGGTAGATTTACGACGGAAATTCATGGAGGTAACTTTTAAAAGTCTCTCCCATAAAACCGGCGCAAACCTACGAATCTCATCGTCCCTTGCTAATACACGTTCCAAACCATTCGGCATAGGCTTGTCTAAGACTGTACTTTCTAGAGATCGAAACACAGGTATGCTTCTCAGTGGCCTCGGGAGTTCTAGCCAGCCTGGTAAATCTTTAGGACATTTAGCCATATTCGACTTGCCCCTCAAGACAATATCTTCATAGCAAATTTTCGCTATGAGAAATTGTTCTTGAGTGACAAAATCGGATACAGCTTTATCAACTAAAGGTAAACCAAGGCCGCCAAGAACCGGAGAAAGCCACCAAGACATTCCTTTCGGAATCTCCAACAAGCTCTTCTTCATACGCCCTATCCAGATCCCCATCAGCTCAACTCTACGTTTTTGACTAAAACCAAGGATAAATGCCTCTGCACAACTTTTATAAGATGTCCAGTGACGTTTCTCCCCACCTTTGGCCAAAAACGGAGAAGCTAATGAGAAATTAAGATAAGGTATACGATGAATCGTTGGGTGCATTAAATAAAGCTCAGAGTTCATTTGAAGCCAATCTTTTGCGTAATAACACTTCCCCGGGGATGGTATCATGCCAATCATATGGGACCATTTTCTCCAATCTCCCCTCTCACGCTCCGTATAGTGCATAACACAATCATCGCCATTAACCAATAAAGGTAGTTCTGGAAGCTTTCGCTCCAGACCATCTGAAAAGGATAATTGACAGATTGCGGCATTCGCTATACAGAGAATGGGAAAGGAAATAGGTGAACCCATTAATTGACCATTCCTCTGGTCCACCACCTCGCATCCTTCCAAATCCTTATAGAAAATCTGATGACCAACCAGACAACGCTGACAAACCTCAAGCACAGAATCAGGTATATTAGTAATGAGAGCAATCTCATTCATAATATACTTACTGACCCAATGCTTAAGATTATCAGTAGCTGCCGAGTAATCACCAGATAACCATTTTGAATCCGGTCGAACACGATCTAGCAAATATTTCATACTGTCCTCACCAATGGGCTTACCAATAAGACTAAAAGAAGGGTGTGCCTTGACATTATCCCAAAGCCATTTCTGTACTTCCTTCAGGAACCAATATTGGATCGCAGGACCTTTAGTGATCGTGCGAACTTTTAAAGGTTCTAGAAGGTATACAGGAGTGGCCGGGGCAACATCTTGCACTCCCTTTCTTAAAGGTCTCCAAAAATCGTCGAAATCGACGATATAATGGGATAAGCTCCCTTTATGGGGATCATATGACATAAATGCTAGATCGGCAGTAGGCTTAACCGAACCCAAATACTTTTTAACCTCCCCCGCCGCACCACTTTTCATCATTGAAGACTCAAAATGAGCACGCAGAGAAGGAAAAGGAGCATTCGAATTCAATCGAAAGTGCTTTCCACTAAAGATCTCACGAACGAGGGAGCGTATTGACTTACGTATACGACGTTCATCCGTGAATGCTTCAGCTTGTTCTGCCCAAGACAATCCCGTCTCCATCGTTGCGATAGGACCAGTAAAATAACTGGTCTTATCCTGATAATTGGGATAAGAATGTCTTGAGGAAAGACCAGCCGTGGACTTCATGGCCTTCCTGTGTTTCTGTGCCGCCTCTTTTACCATAGACTCGGAGACCAAGGGAGAACCCTTCTTGAACATCAGCAAAGACTGAGCTCCAGAAAAGGCTTTCCTTTGGACCTTCTGATTAGACGATCGCACCTGCTTTACCAGGCGATGAAATAGGCTCTTTAGGAACATGTAGGTTCTTCCTCGGAAGATCTTACACGCATCCTTATAGGAGCTTAGATCAAGGCCTTGTACCGTTAAAGGTGGATCGCTTAAGTCAGAAGCATCTCCAGCTATCCAAACTAATGAGTTCGAATAGAACCACTTGAAGAATTTCTCGGGTAATAAATCACCCAAGGACTCCTTCAAGGAATTAG